TCGGCCCGCCAGGCCGGTCATAGTGCTGCGGCCAATACTTCCCCGCCGACCGGTCCGCCCTGAGTTCACGGATCGGCCAGCCCGTCGACCCGTCCGCACCGACACCGCCCAACGGGAACGTCACATAGTCCGTCGCCGCCCAGGTTGTTTCGAATGTGCCGTCGCCGTCGTCGTCGGTCTTCACGATCAGCCCGGTCGTGTCGCCGATCACCGACGGCCCGAGCCGCACCACCCACAGGGTGTCCGCCACAAACGTGCGGGCCGACACCGGGCTGGTAGCCGTGAACCGCTGCCCGCAGTAGTCATCGATCGTCCGGTCGACAGCCAGCAGGATCGCAGCGAGCTCGGCGTCATCAGCGCTGTCACCGAACCCAGCCCAATCGCGGGCCTCAGCGATATCGGCGTACGTCACTGCCCCCGCCTCGAGGTGCGACGCACCTTCCCAGGTTCCGCCGTCGCCTCCTCAACCACCGGGGCCGGGTAGCCGCCGCCCTCCTCAACCACCCGGACGAACGCACCCTCCGGCGCGCCGTCCAACATCGGGTCGCCGTCAGCAACCAGACGCCCGGCAGCAACCGTCCCGCACGCCGTGTCCACTCGCCTCGTCGCAACCCACATGCCATTGCCTTTCGTTGATAGGCGGCCCCGACAGAGAACCCCGGCCACAGGGGCTCAATCTGTCGGGGCCCACCACTTCGCACCCCCGCCCGGACGTGCGAAGAATCAGGTCGCGCCGACCTTCATCACCGTCGCGGTGAACGTCGGGGCCACAGTGCCGTGACACAGGATCACGGCCGACTCGTTCTGATCGATGGTGGCGATCGTGGTGCCACCAGAGGTCAGACGAAGGGTGATGGTGTGCGCCGACTGGGCGGCGTTCCGGAGGATGATCTGCTGGCCCGCCAGAGCGGCGGAACCGGCCGGCAGATCGATGTTCCGAGCGGCGCCCGGAGTGATGTCCAACACGCCGTAATCCGAGAACTCGGCGGCGGTCAGAACCCGGTCGGCGGACAGCGTCTCGGTGAGGGTCAGTTGCTTGTTCGACATGTTGTTTTCCTCAGGCCGATCAGGTGATGTTCAGGGTCGCGAGAGCGGACGAGTTGACGACAGCAGCACCGTTCCGCCAGTAGGCGTACAGGCCACGCATCCCGTTCGGGTAGTTGTTGGTCCCACCGAACAGGTTGGGGATCAGCTCCACCGACATGCCGACCCGGTCCACGATGGTGTAACCCTCACGGATGTCACCGAAGATCATCACGTAGTTCTCGCCGGACCCGTAGGTCGAGTCCATCGCAGCGTTGCCGTACACCGGCCGCCCGAGGATCGTCGCCGGACGATCCAACGCGATCGACGACTCCCAGATGTCCTTCTCCGCAGCACCGAACCCACGGACCCTGTCGAAGATGACCTCGTTCGCCATCCACTGACCACGAGCACGGAACCGCAGGGCCACCTTGTTGGCGAGGGCGTAGATGTCCGCAGCAGCGAACGTGTCAGCCGTAGCCGAAGCCTGGGTCTGACCCGAGTAGTTGGTGTACATGTCGTACACCAGGCCGAGCGGCTGGGTGCTGCCGGTGCCGGTCGTGAACTTCTCGATCTCGAGATCGTCCTTCGCGACCATCAGCAGACGGCCCATCTCGGACTCCATCTGCGGCCAATCACCCTGGATCTCGTAGGTGAACGGCACGAACGCGTGCGCCTTGTACGGGGTGATCGTCTTGATCGCCAGCGTCGGGGCGTTGTCGGTCGCCTCGGTCGCCTCAGCGACGTAGGAGGCGGTCACACCGGCGGACTGCACCACGTTGTAGTTGTCGCCCGTGATCTGCACCACGTTGGCGAGCTGACGCACCGTGTTCGGGGTGAGCCCGTTGTGCGCGCCGGTCAGGATGATCGTCGGGTCGAGCACCGTGGGAACGGCGTAGCCGCCCGAGGCGTCGGTGAGGCTGGCGGCACGGACGTGCTGCACCGACCGGATCTCGTCGGGGGTGAGCTCGTACTGCCGGCCGGAGATCAGCTTGCCGAACGCCGAGCGGTAGGTGTCGCGGGAGGCGGCGATGATGTGCCGGGACAGACGGCCGGACGGGTCGTCGGTCCGCTCGAGGGTGCGGGTCATCTGCTCGCGCACGTGGTCGCTGGTCTGGGCGACACGCTCGATCGCCGTCTTCGCAGCGCCACGCACCTGGTCGATCGGCCCGTACTGCACGTTCTCGTCGTCCAGCGGGTTGGCCTGACGGATCAGAACGGTCGGGGCGCCGGCCACACGGGCACGCTCCGGGGCGTTCAGCACCTTCTCGAGGCTGCGGATCTCTTCGGCGAGGGCGTCGGCCTGCGGGCCGAGCTCTTCGAACTTGGCGACGAGGCTGCGGGTCTGCGTGGCCTCGTCTTCGGTGGGATCACCGTCCCGCTCGACGATCTCGAGCAGTTCGGACTTGGCTGCGGCACGCTCGGCCTCGAGGGCCTCGAGCTTGTTACGCAGCGTCTCCAGACGCTTGGACATGATGGGGGTTCACTCCGACTAGTACGCCCGACGCCATGCGTCGAAGCTCGTGTCGAGTGACCCCCAGGGCCGGCCCGTTTCTGTCAGCGGCCAGATCACCAGTGCCCACATGGGCGGCCGGATCACCAGTGCTATCGGACTCCAAGATATCACGCTCGGCAGCCGAACCGTCGTCATCACGGAACGACGAAACAGCCCTACGCAGGTCCTCCGGCATCGCCCGGACCAGCGCCCGCACGGCGATCTCAGTTCCCGCGTATGCGGGCCATACCACCGGGCCTCGCTCAGCCACCGAAGTCTCGACTAGTGATCGACGGCGCAGACCATCACGGCCGGGCTTCTCCCACACGTCGCCGCCCGGCGGCACCGAGAACCGGAACGACTGACCCCGGATCGCACCTGACTGCACGGCCTCGCGCACCGGCTCGAACAGCCACGACTTGTGCATCCGGTCCCAGGCGAACAGCCCGTGCTCGTCTTCCCACACGGCTCGAGGTGCCGCCACGGGGATGCTGCCAACGAGGGGGTGGTGGCCGTGATCGAACTGCACGATGATCCGGTCGCCACGCTCCCTGATCGACTTGGCCGGCGCGCCGGGCAGCACCCGCTCCCAGTACTCACCGTCCTGGTCGTTGATGCGGGTCCACTGGTTGAACACCATCGAGTACCCGACCATGTTGTAACCGTCGGACTCTTCGATCGCCCCGGCTAGTTCCTTCTGGATCTTGCCGATGTCCGAGCCCTTGCTAGCCCGGCGGCCATCAGCATGGGTGACGAACGCCGGGATATCCCCGAACACGGCAGCGCGCACGTTGTCCATCACCAAGTCGAGCTCGACCTCGGGCGACCAGGTGTAGTCACGCTCTTCCATCAGGCACTCCCACCATCTTGATTCCCGGACCCAGGCGCCTGTGTCTGCACCGACAACAACCCGGAGTGCAGCAGCTTCGACCAGTCACCCGACGTCACCGCAGCCATCACCGCCTCAGGCACAAACCCGCCGTCCACCAGAGTGCGCATCGTCTGCGCCTGCTGCGCCTGCACCGTGGCCTCGTCAATGGCGTCAGCTTGCAGAGCAGCGACACCGGTCACGTCGTACCAGAGTTCGAACCCCTGCGGCCGCTCAACGACCGGACGGAACGCCTCAACCGCCTTCATCCACAGGTAGCGCAGCTTTCGGTCCGAGATCGACCGGTTGCCTTCCTTGGTGTTCGAGTAGTTCACCTCCATCAACCCGACCGCCATCGGATTGATCCCCGCGGCCAGGGCGATGTCGAAGTGAACCTGCTTGCGGATGTTCCCGGCGTCCAAGTCCTTGAGGCTCGAGCCGATCACCTTGATGTCAGCGCCGCCACCGAGGAACGCCGTGCGGAACGCCCGGTCCACGCCTTGATGCTTCTCGAGGAACAGATCCCGGAACTCTCGGATCTCTTCGACGTCCTTGTCGGGGTCGAAGGTGATCACGCTGTTTGCCGTCGCGTGGTTCTCCCAGAACTTCGTGAGGAACCGGCGCGCCGAATTGTCCGACACCACGTCTTCCATCGCAGGGCGCAGCCACGACATGCCACGGAACCGGGCGTCCGGATCTCGTTCGGGGCAGTAGTGCGCGACCTCGGACCACAGGAACGTTTCGGCACGGTCGGCCGGCAGGGCGGGCGGCTTGTAGATCACGCCGACGGGGCGGGCGTCCCACGCCAACTGCGGGTCGTCAGCCTCACGGTCTGAGCCGAGAACGATCGACACCCATTCGGCAGGCAGCCGGCGCAGCACGCCCTGGTCGAGCACCCAGTAGCTGTTGCCGGTGGTGGCTACGTCGATCTCGCACCACTCGAGGATCGACGCCGGGTTGTCCAACGGGCGTAGGGCGGTGTTGGTGGTGACGTCGGCGGCCATCGGTTTCGGGCCGGCGCCGTAACGCTTCCACACGAACCGGGCTTGCGAGAACAGGTCGGCGCGGGCACGGAAGATGCCGTACACCACGCCGTTCGAGGTGAGCGCCTGTCGTTCGCCTGTGAGGCGGGCGTCTTCGTTCGGGCCGTACGACTGGTTGCTGAGCAGGTAGGACCGGCCGCCGTAGCGGAGAACGTCACGCATCAGCGGCGGGATGATCAGGCCACGTTCCTGCGCGATGCCGGTGCCGGTCAGGACGGCGGCGAGGTCACGGAGTCCCACGGCGCACCTTCTTCGCTCGGATCGACGCCAACACGATGCACGCCACCCCGAACACCGCAAGCCCTGCGGTCAGCCCGACGTCGCCGAACATCACTGTCGCCGCCGCGGTCAGGCACGCAGCACCGAGCAGACACAGGCCCGCCACGTCGATCACAGAACGCCCACCACCCCCATACCATACAGCCGCCACCCATGTAGCGACATGCACCCTCACAACAGCACAGGCCGAGACTTCGCCAACAACGGCGCCGCCCACAACGCCCACGTCATCGCGACCAGCGGCGAGATATCCACCTCAGACCCCACCCGAGACCACTTCCACACCCCGTCACCCTGATCACGACGACGCGCGCCAACCACCGCAGACACCAACGCCGGTTCCAACGACTGATCACACAACCAGCGGAACCCGCGACCCGCCACCGCCGTCACCAACCGGGTCGACGCCTCCGTCACCTCACGGGCCTTCAAGTCACGGAACTTGCCGGCCAGCTCCACCGCCGGGCCGGCAGGGTCACGCACCCAGAACTTCGGGCGCAGCTTCGCATCCAACTCAGCCCGCCGAGCAGCGAACCAGTCGATCCCCGGCCGCCGGTCCACCAGCTCCACATGCGGCATCCCGTCAGGGCGGGTAGCGACCAGCGAGATCGACGTCCACCCGCCCTCCGGCGCCACATCCACAGCGAACCCGACCCGGCCACCGAACTCCGACGACGGGTCAGCCAACGCCACCCAGTCAGCCAGCGAGAACAACGGGGCATGCGCCTCCGCCGGCAGATCCGGAACCCCCAACACCTCACGGTCAGCAACAGCCGGGGTCATCGACGCCAACAAGGTCGCGACGCTGTCGTGCCGCACCCTGATACCCAACGCCGGGTTTGCCTGCGCCCACACCTCCGGTCGCATGCGAGCCTCCGCCCACCCCTTGCTGTCCCGGCCGCCGAACTCGTCCGGGTCGCACCCATGCTCCAAGTACACCAGCCGGTCCGTCCCGCCGGTCGCACGACGCCGCAGGCTGTGCAGCTGGCCCGACGACTCTTTCGCTGCCGACGAGAAGTAGCCGATCCACGGGTTTGCCTGGGCGAGCATCACCGGCATCTGCGCCCCGATCTGCTCGTCCGTCAGGGCGTACGCCTCATCCCAGATCAACACCTGCGCCGACAGACCACGACCGGCACCAGACGTCCGGGCCACGACCTGCAACCGGCGGCCCTCCGTCAA